CGTGCATACATGAATCCTGCAGAACCAGGAAGTGATCCACCCATTTGCATTGTTCCACCCCATGCACCATTGTAGTTAAAACCTTTGTCAGTTAAACCACCCATAGTTCCTTCAATGCCATTCTGTGCTTCAGGAATATCATTGTATTTATTTAGCCAGCCACCATCTTTCATTGTGTTATCTTTTCCACATTGATGACATACATATAAATCCTTCTTACTAGAATCTGATTTATTCCATGACCAACCACAAGAAGAACATGTTACTTTACTAGACATTATTTGTAAGAAATTTGAGCAGGAGTTGTAATGAATTGACTAACTAAATGTGCATCAGATCTATTGTCAAGAATGTGTCTCACCTTTAAATCTTTTGCTCTAAGAGGATCCTTTCTAAAGGACATTGTTCCATAGTTCATATTAGCTTGGTTAACCACCTTATCAATTGATAATGATTCACAGCTTCTTAGGAATAATGGTTCTTGTCTATCTTTAATTACTGACCAGAATGTATTATACTGGTAGAAGTTATCACTCTTAGTGAATGTAATAGTTTTGCTTTCAGCATTATATATTGGATATTTTAAATATGCACTTAAGTTGTGTAATGGTTTAGGAACTAGTTCTAATATACCAGTTGACTGTTGACCATTGTATAACACAGCTTTATTGAACCATCTATCGTTTGTTTCAATCTTATCACACTCATCAGAAACAAAATCAACATCAGGAAGATACTTATATGCTTTTGTATAATCTTTTACATTCTGTAAAATTTCATCATTATACTGATATGAAAAAGGATATTCAATTATATAAGGTTCAATGTTTCCATAGAATATATTATATAATACAGGATTTTTCAAGTGTGTCCACAGACATGCATTGTTTGATGGAGTGTATTTAGCAGCAGCAAGTTCACTTGGAATAATAGTTCCTATTGCAAAGCTACGTTTATTTTTACATTTACCAAAAGATTCTATAGTAATTATTGTAACATCATCAGCAACACTGTATGCAATACCAGCAATGAGTTCATTTCTAGACACACCAGTAGCTATAACATTACCAAATTGATCAGTAATATTAAATGGTCCACTTCTTAATGAAGACTCTGTTAACTTTATGACTATTGTTTTTGACATTATTATATATGATTTAAACACTGGGTTTTAAATGCAATAAATTCTTCCTCTGTAGCATCTACAAATTTACCTTCATTATATTTAGTGACTGTTATGTCATTATATAATGGTGAGTTATCATAGTCATGCCTTAACATAAAAGATGCTTCTCTAATAGTTACTAAGGTTAAAGATTGGTTTTCATCATCAACCTTAATCACTGCATTTTCGTTTTTTAAATATTTTATCATAATGTATTATTTTAATAAAAAGTTAGCAAGGATAACATGAAAAATCACATGTTATATAACCACACTCACATCCAAATCCACAATCACAACATACTCCTGGTCCACAACCTGGTCCACATTCAATTGAATCAATTGCTATAAGTTCATTATATGTACCACAATTTCCATCTGCATAAATAAAATATAATTCACAACCTACACAGAATCTACCTAGATATGTTCTATCAGGTAAACATGTTGTAGTAGTAGTTGTTGTGGTAGGTCCAACAGTTGTAGTTGTTGTAGTTGTAGGTCCAGCAGTTGTGGTAGTTGTAGTAGTGCTAGTACTACTAGTAGAAGTTGTTGTACTTGTGCTAGTAGAAGTTGTACTTGTACTACTAGTACTAGTGGTAGTTGTTGTTGGTAGTGGTGTACAACCACTTGGATTAGTACAATCAAAATACCCAAAATCAGAACAACTTTGTCCTACTGTTGCACCTTGTATAAAACATGGTGACTCTGGAGATGGATCTAATGAACAACACAAATCTATTGGTGCTAATGTTGTAGTTGTAGTGGTAGTGGTGCTTGTGCTAGTACTAGTGCTACTAGTAGTGGTAGTAGTAGTTGGATCACATCCACTTGGGCTATAACAATCAAAGTATTCAAAATCAGCACATGTTTGTCCTGAAAATGCTTCTTGTGTAAAACATGCTGATTCTGGAGATCCATCAATTGAGCAACATAAATTTATTGGTACTACAGTTGTTGTTGTAGTAGTAGTTGGTGTACCTGTGGTAGTGGTGGTTGTTGTACAACCAGTACTATCTATCACTACACCAGAAGAATTAATTTGTACAATCACTTCATATCCACCAGCAGTATTATAAAGTTTATACCACAAACTACCTCCATTAAATGGAGTGGTCAATAAAGCATCTGTATAGAATATACTACCAGTTCCTGTGTAAGGGATTCCTGAATATAATAGTGGGCCACCAATAGATGTTCCACAAGCAGCTCCACTGCTACCACTTCCAGTTCCACCATTTCCCATCACCCAAGACATACTTGGAATTGCTGTAGTGGTTGTTGTAGTAGTACTGCTAGTGCTACTAGTGCTACTAGTTGTAGTTGTTGTTGTAGGACATGGACAACCACCACCTGATGCAACAGTTCCAAACATTGATACTAAAACATTCTCACTTGCTGAATCTAATAAACTTAATTCATTAACAACCCATGTACCATTACTATATGATGGAGGATCAGTAGATACAGATTGAGAACTTACAGTATAACTAGCAAATGCTCCAGGTGCAATTACAAATTGATCTGGGAATATTGAAGGAATTGGACAAGTGTTATCAATTACTAATTCGCTAGATCCATTTAATACAAACCAAGGAGATGTAACTGGTAAGTAGATGATTGCTGTAGGAGTTGTTGCATTATCTGCATCACAAGTTAATGCATCTGAGAATAGAAGTATTGCAGCAATCTCAGGACGAACTGTTGTTGTTGTGGTGGTTGTTGGTGTAATATCAACAGCAACACCTTGTAAAGTACAATCAAGAGTTTCTGCTTCACCTGCTAAATCACAACCAGCAAATCTTGTAGTGGTTGTAGATGTTGTAGATGTACTAGATGTAGTGGTTGTACTAGAAGTTGTTGTACTAGTAGTAGTTGGTTCAGGTAACACCTCAGCAACAATAGCATCAATTACAGAACAGCAATCGTTTAATCCTGAATAGAAGAAATTGTTTTCAGCTATATAGAAATTAGGAATATAACTATGGAAACTAATCCAACTGTTTGTATTTAAGCTATAAGATAAAGTCCAAGACTTATTACAGAAGTAGTCAAGATCAGTCAGATAAACTTGTTCTCTAATCTCTTCTCCTTGAATAAGATTTTTTACAATATAAAATGTTCTAGAGACAGCATCATATTTAACGTCTTTTGTTTTAGGAACATAGTCTAGTTTAGTAATAATTACTCTATCATACTTACTATCAAATGTTCCATGTAATCCTACTCCTGTAAAATGGTTATCTGTATCAACCTCTGGAAAGTATTTAAGAATCTCAAATGCTAAGTGGTCTGTAAAGAACCTATTCATACCAGAACCAAATTGAGAAATATCTTTAACTTGAGTTCCTTGAATTAAGAACACTTGACCTCTTTTAGCATCAATAGTTACCTGTCCTTGAGGAATCTTTAATAACATTTTATTTTGAGAACCAACAAAACCAAGATCAGTTTCTGCAAAATCAATAGGAGGAGCAGACTCAAATAATGATGGATTACCAATATAAGCAGCTTGTGGGTTACTTGTATTGATTGTCAATAATGTATTGTACAATAAAGACTTGTTCTCAAATCTAGCTAATATAGCCTTGTTTTGAATACCATCTAAAGATGTAAGTTTACCATAGTTCTGAGGGAAATCAAACTTAGATACAGCTCTGTATATTAACCAATTGTTTACAGTGTTATCAGCATCAGCTGTTTGTGCTTCAGAATAGATTGCTCTAAATGGAAAATTAGTAGAACATAAATCTACAGTGTAATCTATAGGTAAGTGACTAAAGTAGTTTTCTTTATTCTGTTTTGAGAAGGTAACATTATAATAGTAGGTATTATCAAAGTTGATAGATACATAATCTTCTTGAACCCAATCATCAGGAATACTTGTACTTACATGAGGCCAGAAGTCACCTTCTTTATTATTAAATGCCTGACGAAGATCTACGTTATAAGATGTTTCACAATAGAAGTTAGGGATTCCATATGCAAACAAATAAAAATATCCATCATAGAATGTTCTATTAGGATTAGTATCAGCTGTTGCACCAGGAGCCAACACTTGACTATTTGGACAATCAAAGTTATGTGCCTTGTATGAAATGATATTTGATAATACAGTTGGTAAAGTACCTCCTGAATCAAAGCTATAATCTTGTAAAATAGATCTAGCTGAATGCCAGTATACAGGATATGCAATATTACCAATCTCATCATAGAATACATCTGAATCATCAGGAGCATTAACTCTATTATCAATGAAGAAAGGAAGCTTAGTTTTAAATGCAAATCTACTAATGAAAGTATCACCACCAAATACAGTGGCTATTAAACTTTGATCACTTCCTAATACATATTGAAATCCAGTATCAATTGTATCATAAGAATAGATTTGTCCCCACTGATTAACAAATATATTTTTTATAGATGCATAATAAGATACCACCTGAAGTGGTACTTCTTTTGCAGGAGTTGCACAATTACCAATTTCTGAGATGGTAAATCTAGAATTATCTGTAATAATACTCTCACTACCTTCTAACATGTATGGACTTCTATCTGGAAAAGGTAGAGAAGTTCTAGAACCATCCAATGCTCCAGCAGTTCTTAAGAACACTGAAGACTCTCTTTGGAAGTTATTAATATTTAGAGAATCATTTCCAACAGATTGAACTCCAGGAATTAAATATTGAGTAATATCAAGTTCTCTTTGTTTAACTCCTAAACCATTTGGAATACCATTTGTATAATTGTAATCAGCAATAGAATTAAATGAATATGCATAATTCTTTCTTGTGATACCATTTGTATAAATAGTCAAGTAAGCTTGATATGTAGCAAACATTGCTGTTGCATTAAAGTTATCAGTAGTAATTGCTCCTACAGATGCAGATGAATTTAATGCATCTTGTTGTGCTTCAGCAGTTAGTAATCTATATTTAGCATTACTTTTAACTTGAACAAAGTGGCCTAATCCCTTACCAAACATTACACTTTCTAACTTAAGAACATCTCCTAAGAATGGTTGACCAAATGATGTTTCAGGTGAGTTAAATATCTGTCTGTATTTTCCTTCTGGATCAGAGGTTATTGGTGGTTGTGGAACTTCTTCCTTACAGTTTGTTGAAGCATCTACTTTATATAAAAATGTTATTTCTTTATTACATGCATCACAATTATTTACACAAGCAGGAACAGTTCCAGTTTTAACATTCATGTTTATTGACTGACCACCACCAAGAAAGTATGATTGTAACCATTCATATTGTGCTTGTCCTGATGGATCAATCCATTCAACACCCCATCCTTGACAAGCTTGAAAAACTCCTCCATAATCAGCAGAGGCTTTCCACACTTCATAATTAGCTTCACCTGTTACACCTTCAGCTGGTCCATAAATTATGGGCTGTGAAATTGAACAAAATTCAAAAGCACCAACTGTATAATATTTTTTAGTTTGTGTTTTGTTAGAGTTACAATCTGTAAATTCTAATTCAGCAAAATCAGGACCACCATTAGGATCTGTTGCTAGTCTTGTAATATTTACATTATAAGTATTACATATTTGATTCCATGCATTATTATTTGCATTAATGAATGGATCTTCAGTTAAATCATTATATGGATAGTTAGGGAAATAAAATTCTTGATCTTCTCTAGTGTACTTTCCAACGTTCCTTAATATACCTTTAGCTACAACTGATTTATTTGTACCTCTATCACCACGAACAATTTTAAATCCTTGGATATCATTTCTTTGTTCTAAAGTTAATTCAGAAGATGAGATTAATTCTAAAATCTGAGAGATATCAACTTTTACACCAATAGGAAATACAGAGTTATTACCCATAACCATTGTATCAATTCCTCCATATAATCTCGTTTCAAAAATTGGACTTACAAGAACATCAGGAAACTTATGGTGTCTAATTGGTTGGTTAGATAGATCTCCCCAAACTTCTGTATTACAAGGATAGGTTTCAGTGGATTCCCAATATGCAAAATCTCCATACTCATATGGAGTGGCATTATTAATATTATCACCCACTCCAGCTCCAGTAACAGTTGCAGTGTTATATATTTTCCAAGTGGGACTTCCTCCTGTTATAGGATCAGGGTTACCAATAAAATCTTGATTTGTAGGATAGACTATTTTTAAATCATTTGCATTAGCAACACGTCCAGGAATATGAAAACCATCTGTTTGTTTACCATTCTTTAATAAGAATACAATCTCAAATGCATACACCTCATCACGTAGATAACCACGTAAGTTAGTTGCATTTAATTCATCAGCATAGTTTTCAGTAGCAGGAAGTTTATATGTCTGCCATTGAAGAGTAATTTGATTAGCAATCTTTTGAAAGTTAATCTGATCAATAGATGTCAGTTGATCCCATACAAGAACATCACGTACAGCTGTTAAATCCTGAGCAATTTCATAATAAGGAAACTTCTCAAAGATATCATCAACTGTTAGTTTAATTAATGTTTGATTTTGTCCAGTGTATGTAATTTGTTTTACTGCTTCATCAATAAAATATGTTCCTACTAACTCTACAGAGGTAATAGCATTTATTGTTTTAATAACAGCTAAGTTAAAATATTGCCATTGTCCTCTTGTATCAATGTTAGATATTTGAACATCTATAGATCTACCAACAGGATAATTAAAGTTAAGAGTTGTGATTTGAGGATCAGCAACAGGAGTTGGATTTGTTACTGAGTAGTATGAAGAATACCCATTACCAGTAGCATCAGAATATTGTACAGCAAATTGATATGTACCAGCAATTAAATCACCACCATTGTTAACTGCAATAATTTCTAATTGAGGAATAGCAAAATTTGGTTGTAATTTAATTGCATTACAATCCAAATCATTTGTAAATCTTTCATCACAAGGTTCTGATATTGCTGATTCAACATAAGGAATATTATCAATATCTAAATATCTTCTAGCATTGAATCCATCTGTCCAATAAATCTCTGTACTACAATTTGTAATTTTATGTACAGCTTTGTGAATTGGATAATTAATATTAAAATTTAGACATGGAGCGTTAACAAGAGTATGATATACACAATCATTATTATCCATATATCCAATCTCAGAACCTCCTGTAGTAGGATCAGCTAAGAAGAATATATGTTTATTCTTTTCGTAAATAGAGTGTTCACCAATAAGTTGGTATCCATCAGGAAAGTTTAAGCATAGTTCATTCCCAGGCTCGTTCTGATAGTTTACAGAACTAGCATCAAAGTTCTCTACAGATGCATTTAATGCATAAGTAAGAGTACCTTTAGGAATTTGATTAACTGTTAAATCAAGGTTTAAACCTGTATTAGCAGTATTAAATTCTGGTCTAATATTTCCTTGATTAGTTGTTTCTTCTGCCATCTTTTACAGTAGTTGTATATTAGTTATTACGTCTTCTACCATATCTATTGGTTCTGTTTGGTAGTTCGTACATATTGAACCTATTCAGATCGTTTTTAATTCTTCTCTGTTTAGTCCATGCATCTTGTTTCTTAATTTCAATATCAGCTAGAATGTAAGCTTCATCATGTAACTGTTTGTAATAAAGCATCTTCTGTTGAAGCTGATTGAAGGTCTCATCATTAGTTTGATTTGTAAGAGTTTCAAACACTTTATATTTAATAAATGCTTCAACAAACTCTCTGATACGATAGTTATCAGGAATTAACTGATTACCTATATCATCATACTCAGTAGCATAGAATAACAAGTGTACAACACCATTTCTAAAATTGGTTACAAACTTATTATCTCTAATATCAAATGAATCTATTCCAGCTTGACCAGGAGTAAAGTTACCATCAACACCAGCTTGTCCTTCTGCAACAGGTGCATAAAATGACCAGTTATCTGTATAGTTTACACCACAGTTACCTCTAGCAGAGATGTTACCTGGTTTAAGTAAGTATTCTTGTTTATATGATCTAGCAACTTCTTGATTAGTTTTGTATACAGCTTGAATTAACAAAGGCATGCATTGACCATTACAACCAGGATCAGCACATTTAGGATTATCACAATTCACTCCACCTACAGTGAGGGGAGCAAGTTGAATAGTTGTTTGTGTTGCAGCTTGTGAATAGAATGAATTAGCAGTTTGATAAGGACGCTGAGGAATCTCAGAACACATCCAAGCTTCTCTTACAGCATAAAAGTTATCTGGAAGTCTAGCTTGAAAATCAGAAATGTGTAATATCTCCTGAGAAATAACATATGTTGTTCTGCCCAACTTCTTTAAACATTTGTCAAGGTAGGTTGGGAACAATAGATCATCTACAGCACCTGTATCAAAGTAGCTTTTTAATTCTTCTTTTACAGTGGCATATACAGGCTCAGGGGAAATGAAATTATATTTATAGTAGTATGACATGTTAAATTATTTTTTCCATTCTTGATAAATACATTGATATTTTTCGTTGGTTTTAATGTAATGGGAAAGTAGTCTTGAGGTTGTGCGTGATGGTTTGAAATACCACAAATCTAAATTTCTAAATCTAGCAGTGTCTTTAAACCACATCCATCCAAAGAAGTAGCCTTCTGTATGGTAGTTAAAGTTGTAGATAACTTTTCCTTTTTCTTTTGTCTTTTGCCAATCTATAGGAAGATTGATAAATTCTTTACCATTGTTCTGTTTGATTTTCTTTCTCTTCTTTTTATTAATAGAGAACTCACCAAATCCAAATGGTAGTTTAGCTCTTTCACCAGTTTCTAGAATATATTCTTTGAACTGCTCATTATATGAATAAAGAATATTTCTCCATTCATCAAAGGATAGTTTAATTGATGGATATCTTTTGCAGAAACTATTATAACTATCTCTGCTCCCACTTCTCCAATCTACCTTTATACGCATAAATATTATCTAGTTGGTGCAGCATTTGGAGCTTGTCCATCAATACCATCATCTGTCATATCTGTCTTCACTTGGAAGTATGTCTGTAATAGTTTCTGTGATTTAAGCTGTAATACTTGTTGTGGTAGATATCCTGGTAAAGAGAATGGTTTATCTAGAGGGGTCGTGCACCACTCTTCATCAGTTGGTCCACAACCTCCACATCCAGATTCAGGATACATTAGTTCATTTGGAACATCTTCTTCAAAACAAGCTGCAAATCTAATAGCCTGTAGTAAAGGATTATTTACATATAAATAATTATTGACAATCCAATAGTATTCTTGATTCTTAATGATAGGAAGCTTAAGGAGATTCAAGTATCTATTGATAGTGATTTCCTTAAGCTTCTTACCTTGTCCACTCATTGCATTGATTGAGTAGACACCTTGTATTAAATACTGATAGTTTCCTTCAGATATACGAGGTAGTTTATATTTTGTTCTTGCTACAGTGCAAGGATCTTGGTAATCGCAACATTCAGAAATAGGAACTTGAACCATTTCTAAACAAGGAATGGTTGTAAACAAAGTATCAGTAGCCCAAAGCTTTCTAAGATTGGTCTCTCTTTTAACTAAGAGAATACTATTGTTTCTAATTTCAGATGCAATAGCTCTATCTGTAATCAACGAATCTGTTGATAACATCTTATGTGATGCACGTACATCTGAAACTAATTTTCTTAATGTTGCCATATTTTTAAATTCTACTTTCGAACTCTCCTATTTTACCATGTTCATTGTTGTAAATTAAAACAAGAGCAGCTCTTATGCTATGTACAAAGTTATTGTCTCTATGCCATCTATCTGTACCAGATAAGCTAGGCATTTGTTGGATTCTAACACCTTTAACTTCTTTAGCCATATAGTGGTGTTTATCTCCTGTATGTATCTCACGATATGTAGCATTACCAAATGCTGATCCATATTGTGGATGTGTTGCAAACAATAGTGGAAGATCATCTAATTTACAGTTACCATGATGATAACCAATAAATGTATTTCCTAATATTGTAGCTTTTAATTCACTCTCTCTTCTATCAAAGTTTATACCAGTTGCATTATTAAAATACACTTGTAATGCGTGTGCTAGATAGAATGATTTAGTTTTATCATGATTACCCTGAACAAGTAGCACTTCTACATTCTCACAATGTTTGTAAAGAAGTTCAATTGCTTTAACAAGAAGATCAAATCCATGTTCATATTCTTCACCATATTCAACAATTACATCCTGAGGAGTTCCTGCTGTAGTTTGGTTTTGATAGTTATCTGTATGGAAGAAATCATTTGATATAGGGAATACAACTGTACGTACATTGTAATTACGTAACACCTTTGCTAATAGATCTACAAGAACATTCATGTAGGTTGCTTTTCTATTCTCAATACTATTATCACCATTTACAATTCTTTTAGCTAAGTGAAAGTCTGATAGTGATAATTCAATATCAACTGTTTCCTTATCCTCATCAACCATTACAGGTTGTGTTGTGAATGTGCTTTCGTAGTTTTGTAGAAACTTAGCAAAGTCTTCTGGTGTATAGTCTTTAGGTTGTTTTAGTTTAGAAAACACTGAAGAACTAAACTTTCCTGAGGGTAAGAGCTTAGACCAATAGTTTGTAATAACATATTTATCTAAGTTGATCTTGTGTAGTTTAGCTAATTCAATATCATCTTTAGGTTCAAAGTCAAGAACTAATGTACTCTCAACAGTTCCTTTTTCAATATTCACCTTTTTGATATTTTCAAAAAGAGGAATTGGTTCAATATCTTTATTTTTTAGTTCTAGTAATAACTCACTCACTTCATCTTCTGTAATTCCAAGCTTATCAGCATAGAATTTTTTACTCTTTTTTTGTCTCAACAACTGTCCCAATTGTTGCAAAAGTGTTTGATTTTCAGACATACTTGGTCGATTTTAGTTAAAATTACTGTAAAGATACGAAATTGTTTTTTAAAAAACCAAATCTTTTTAATTAGAGATGTTATCCATACTAACTAAATTAGTTATAAAATAAAAAAACTCCCAGAACCTAAGCTCTGGGAGAACCCTGTAAAACCAACAAAACAGGATTTTTAATTATACTTCTGGAGGACAGCCTGCAGGATTGTTACAATCAAAGTAACCAAATGATGCACAGCTTTCTGATCCTTCAGGACCAATTACAGTGAAACATGGAGCATCAACAGAATTACTATTTGCACAACATAATACAATAGGTTCTGGTGCAAGTGTTGTAGTGCTAGTTGTTGTAGAAGTTGATGTGCTTGTACTTGATGTTGTTGTAGTGGTTGTTGCACCAATTACTATATTAATATAATTTGAGCACTGTCCTTGAGATAGCACTCTAACTATAGTGGTTCCATTAGGAACAAGTATTGATACATATCCAGCTAATAAGGCTGATTTAGCCACACTAGATTCAAAAGGAGTTACATAACCATCTACATTTGAGTAGAGGTTAAATGGTCCTGTGTCAGCTCCAGCTGTTGTTAAAGTTATTAATACAGTCATGTTTTATTTGGTTTATAAAGGTAATGTAGTAGTAGTTGTGGTTGTTGGAGAACAAGAAGAAACTAATTGACAGAAATAAGCTTTCAATACAGGATCATTAGCAATAGTCTGAATAATCTGTGCAACAAAGTCATCAGAGCAAATCTTATTATCAATCTTCTGTAAAGCAACAGTTAGGGTGTCACAGTTCTGAATACCAGTGCAAGATAAGTTATCTCCATTGTATTCAACGAAATCACTACTAACTATTCTATTAGCATAAGGATCACAAGTTGGAGGATAAACCACTCTAACTAATGGACCAAAGCAGGGCATTCCAGGTAAACAAGCCATAGGTTTTTATTATTAAGGAGCAGGGATATACATAATGTAATAACAAGCTAATACAGGAGGGATGTTATTATGAGATTGTCCACCACCTTGAGCAGTATTTGTAATACTAGCAGTTATTCCTGTAGTTGATGTACTTGTTACTTTATCAACATTTTGTTGATAATTATTACTTCCACCATCATAACCAGGATTAGATGTAGCACCTGTTGCATACTCAGCAAAGAATAATGTATGAGAGTGTCCAGGATCAGTAAAGTTTAATACATTATTGTGTACGTGTGAAGGAATTTGATTTGTTGTAAGTGTTACAGTGTTTGATCCACTTGTAGTGTTGAGAGCATAATTTGGATTACCAGGAGTATTTGGATCTACAAAAGGGTTTAAACCATTAGGACCACCAGGAACTCCTTGGATAGCACCAACTGGTATTCTACCACGTTTATCAGGAGTACCAGGTTGACCATTACATAAATAAATATTTTCCCATTGACCAATACCTGCACCAGAAGCATCAAAGTTGCTTAATGAACCATAGTATTCAACTACAGTGTAAGGAACCATTCTATTACAGAATTTATCAGAAGTAGACTGACTATCTAGGTAAGCTTGAATTAATGCATTTAGTTCGTCAAGTCTAACATAGTTAACTTCTACATCTAAAGCAAGAGCTCCTAAATCAATTTCTAACTGACAAAGTTTATTGATTGTAGCTTGTAACACTTCATATGTGTTAGTAGGATCAGGAGATCCTTCTAAGCATTCAATGTTATATCCTTGTTCTAATTCAGAAAACTTAGCTTCTAATGCAATCACTTCATCCTTTAGAAAGCATGTAGAATCGATTAGAGCGTTTACTAGATCAACAATAGTAATATCTCCACAAGTTGGAAGATAACCTTTTACAAAGTCACATATTGCGTCTAGATCAACTAGAGGTTTAATACCTGTGCCATCTAATGTAGACACAAGAAATGTAATAAGAGACTGCTCAACATAAGAAAGAGAGTCCCCAGTTTGAATTCCCAAAACAGGAACATCTATCCCTGTATATCTGACACACTTATCTGATACTATCTCTGTGCATCCATTGTAACAATTTGAGCAATTTTGTAATGACATGTCTGTTTTATTTATATATTAAAAGTTTTACTCTACTCGCAATCATTTCAACAGTGTATGGTAATCCATAATCTGGGTTACAAAACTTATAAGTTAGAATACGCTTATAGTTTAATAGGTCCAAAAATACAGTTCCATTAACTGGAAGGTTTAATGAGTATATAGTATTATTGTATAGATTGCTAGCTAATTCATTAATCTTGCATTCTATATCCTCTAGTAACACTGGAATAGTGGTACATTCAACACAATTAGTTAAGCTTGACTGCAACATATTTAGAATTTTGTGCTGCCTTCTGAGCAGCTTTACTACAATAAGCACAAAGGCCTTTGATTAGCTGACAGCTACATCCAACCTTTGCACCACATTTAGAGCACTGTGCCATATTAATAGAAGTTATTAATGTAGTTGTTTCCTGAACAACCACAGTTGTTTCTAATAAAGTTATTTAACATCATGTTTGCCTGATTGTACAATTTGTTTGATTCATCAACAGCACACTTGTTTGCAGCAGCAATAGATCCTTGAATAAAGAAATAGATGGAGTTTAAATCAACTTTAGCTTGAGTTTTAATAGCTCTATCACATTCCATCATATCAAGTTTCATGAATGCAGTGTCAAACTTCTCCTGAATAAGTTCAGTACGCATAAAAGTCCTTTCTACAAAGTTCTCAAATGCAGGAGCAACAGTGTATTTAAACTTCCAAATACCATCAGGTAATGGTAATAAAGGATCACCTATAGGTGTTATTCCTAAGTTAGATGAAGTGAGAATGTTGAAATCATTAACAGTAAAAGGTAAACTAGTTTCCCCAATTCCAGGGATAGTTACAGTTAATGTTGGAGAAGATACAACAGGAGGATCAGTAGGGTATGTTGAAGCATCAGCAATACCTAATGTAAGTACGTTGTATGTTGGAATTACTAATATGTCTAGTTTTAAATCTGCCATCTTACACTTAAAAAAAATGCCAGAGGATTTTGAGAAAGATCCTCTCACCCTCTGGCATAGGTTATGTTATTTAATTGTTTCTACTATAGCCCTAGATTATGGGATATTAGTTGAAGTGGTAGAAGTTGTAGGCCAGATAGTAGTGGTGGTTGAAGTTGTAGTAATACAAACAGTATCACCTCCTACAGTTCCTAAAGCAGCTTCTAATACAGTTTCGATTGCAGCAGCAATACCACTAACATCAGCATTTGGAGCAGCAATGATTACAGTGCTATCTTCCATAATGTAGTCACCCCACTGATACTCAGATTTGTTATATTCGTTGAAACGAATGTAGTAAGTATCGTAAGTAACACCTGAAGATACATAAGACTCGAAGTTCTCGTTGTATCCAACCATTCTGTAAAGATGCTTTAAGTAACCTGCTTGGTAGCTGTAGTAGTTTTTCTCTAACTGTTGAATCTCTGCAGATTGTCCAGTTGGGAAAGAAGAACGTTGAGTAATTACAGCATCAGCAACGATGTTACAGTTATCAGCAACAATAAAGTCAGCAGTGGTTGCAGGACCAGAGTATACGAAAGTTCTGAAGTATAATCTGTCATATTCGTAAGGGAATGCAGCAACATCACATGGTTGACCATAAACAGTTAGAGGTTTACCAGTAATAACTAACAAAGCATTCTGATCATTACCTACACGTTGGAAGGTATAGAAAGTGTTGAAGCTAATGTTATCAGGGTTGTTACCTGGAGCTTGTGCTTCTAACTTAAGAATGAATTGATCGATTAATGCTGGAACATCAACAGTATCGCAAGGATCACCACCACAATCGCAGCAAGGAGCTTGTACAGTTACTGAACGAGTGAAACCATTGAAATACAAAGTGTTGATGTAGCTAGAGAAACCACGAAGAGTTAAAGTAACGATATCACCACATTTAACATTCCAGTTACCCACTTGGGTTACTTGGTTTGCTGCAGTTGGGCAACCAGTTACTTTATACCACTCAGTTACGTTAGAGTTGCAACCTGAACCAGATGGGCAACCTTTAATTTTGTCAGAGCGTTTTGAGCCTTGAAGATAGGTGTTTTGTCTACCTTGAGCTACATAAAAATAGGGAGCTGCTGCAATGTTAACTGCAGTTGCTACACTATAGTCATTTCTGAAGATACCTACTTGACCAGCAGTAAGATCTTGTGTTGAACCAGAGCTAGGAAGAGAAGTCTGTCCTACTGGCACCACGAATAACGTGGTTAATGAAAAATCAGCCATTTTTTATTTATTTAAGTTGTGAATAATTTACTCGTTTGTTTGGATTCTAAACTGTGCACTTTGTACAGCAGATTGGTTCTCAGTGTACATTGCTAGGTTCTGAACTGTTAAATCTAACAATTCATCTTCTAGATATGTTTCTAGTTCACAATCCTGGTTGTAAGATGGAAGACCATCTAACATTATATATCCTTCTTTATTTATATACTGTGGGTATCTAAAATAAGAAATGTAGATATCTTTTGGTGTAAATGTACCATCTGTAAAAACACTTATCTCATCAGATGATAAGAAGTTAAATGTTTCTTGGTACTCAAATGATGGTCTATAATGTGTGTTATTTAGTAATAACGATAGATCACCATGTTTTGCTAAATCTTTATTGATCCAGATCTTTCTATCTTTACATCTTCCTTTGTCAGCTATTACATAGCTATCAACATAGAACATGTATTTAGGAACTAATAAATGAATATTTGCAGCCCACTGATTTAACTCAGCATTCTTTAAGTGTAGTGGTAGCTTACCATCGTTGTAAGCTATCACTAAACTTTGTAAATCTTCATAACGCTTTTTAAAAGCATCTTCACCTAGACCAGGAACTGTACTAAAACCATCAACCTTCTGCTTAATTAACTTAATCTGAGCTTCATTTAGTGCAAGGATTTTATCCTCTAGCTGAATTTGTTGATGCTCGTTTGTTGATAGTTTATTTAGTTTTTGGTCAATTTTATATAATAAACTATCTACAGGGATCATACAGAGGCAAGTTTCTTAGTTTTCAATTTTTGTTCTAGAGTAATTAGTTCGTCTTGATTATCATCATCAGATAAGAATCTAATTAATTCTTCTTCATCTTTAGCAACTTCAAACTCTCCTTCATAGATTCTGCCATTAGCTTTGATTCTATAGATTGAGTGCGTTGTAGCTTGTTTAATTAAATCTTTAATATGGAGTAAGTTTTCCTTCATGTCAGCAAATCTGTTGAACACTTCGATAGGACTTAGTCCTTGGAAGTTTCCACCTTTCATTTCTGTTTGTTTAAGGATGTTATCCACTTGATTATAAACAACTTCTTCCTTAGTATCATCAGTGATTGGAAGTCCTAATTGACGAGCAACCTTGCGTTTCTTCTCAGGAGTCATTGCATCAAACTTAACAATAGCTTTGTTGATTAACTGTTTCTTCTTATAGATAACAGCATTTTCAATTTCATCATCAGCTACATAGAATTGTGTATCTGCTGGATATTCACCACGTTCCCAAGCTTGATAGCTAGAAGCGATAGTTGGATGAACACGTAACCAAGAGAATGCTAATTCTTGAAAAGGATTACTTAAATCATAGAAGTTATCACCATCAAGCAATTTAACAGCTTGTACGTGAAGAGTATCTTCTGTTGATGTAGACAAACCATAGTTCCAGAATGATGAACGAGGACCTAAGTCAATATCACCTAAAGCAAGTTCAAGCTTAGCCTTAAGAGCTGTAACACGTTCAATTTCCATTTCTCTTTCTAGAGAATCACCAATTCGTCTGATGTAAGCAGCATTAGGATCTAGTCCTGTTCTATACTGACCATCAAGTTCTTTGTAAGGATACTTAAAAACTCCTGTTCCAGGAATCCTTGTCATACCTACAGCAGCAAGTCCAGCTTGCATTGTTTGTAATTGAGAGCTATTATACTCTCGTTTCAAAGTTGAGATTTTTCCTATCTTACCCATATGTAGTTTAATTATTGTTTGGTTTATATTTGCAGAGTGTTCCCATCGAAGGGTATGCAATGAACATTGGATTCATTCATCACTCTGTAATTTGAGAAGTGCTCCCCTCCAGGTGGGACAGGTGAGGGGAGCGTTCTTCTCAGTATTGTCTAAGGATACTATCCTTAGAGGGGATTAGAATTGTGGGATTTCCTCAATAAGAACTGTACGAGACAAGTCCTCAATGAATACATCACAACGATCTTTCATCCAGATTTCGTAGCCTGGGAATTTGTTCGCAGAGCTCATACCTTGAGATTTAGCAAAACCTAAGTGGTGACGAGTTCCATCGATATAACCCCAAGTCATAGAAGGAGCACCCTTCATACGTACTTCACGAATGTTGTTTACCATAGAACCATCGCTCATTGGAGACACATCAAATACCATGAATACTGGAGTAGATTTTTTGTTCTGACCAAATTCTAAGTTAGACTGTGGTAAATCTAATTCTTTCAAGTGGATCAATTCAACACGACCAGTCTCACGAGTAACCATTGCATCGAATGCAAAGTTGTAAGTGATGTGTTGACCTTCTCCTTGCATGTAGCGATTACCAGAATCAGCCATGAAAGTTAAACCTGAATTTAAAGCGTCAGTTTTTAAAGCTTGTTGGAATACGTCAAAACCAGCCTCGTTAGTGTACATTTTAACACGACGATCTTTAACATCCACACGACGATAGAACAAATCTCCAAAGACAGCACGAATTAAGTTTGCAGAGAACTCTCCACGATTGTACTGTACTAAGTTACCATTGTTACGCATTCTGTGGTAAACACCAGCTGAAGTACGTTTTAACTCTTGCTTAGAACCATTAGTTTTAACAGTACCTGGTTTAGACCAGATCATACGCTTAACTTTTAATTCTAACATAGACTTACGCATCCAGAACTCAATGAATGGTTCCCATTTAACATCATTACGAGTTAAAGGTAATTGGTTACGACGTTGAGGAGCATAAACTAAAATGTCAAGTGGCTTACCAGAAGCATCACGCATCATTTTGTCATCAGCCCACTCAGTGATTTTGTGCTCAAAACCATATGCAGAACCTAAAGATTCGAACATAGTGATTTGCTCACCTAAACGAGGAAGACCTAATAAGTCTTGATCAAATTCACCAATAGCAGCATCAACTAATTCCAATTCAACACCAGCTTGTAAAAACACTGGGTTAACGAAATCTACAGTTGGGTTATCAGTCACCAAAGTGAAGGTGTACAAGTAACCAATGTTAAATGGTTGAGGATCTTTGATCACGTAGAAACGTGGACCATATTGACGAGTACCTACAGAAACGATAGCATTTTTAGAGAACTCATTAGTATCTAACACTAAAGTGAACTCTTGACCATCAATACCTGTTTTACCTGCAAGGATTAACGCTGCAGTTGAATCAGTAATGTCAATGATTTTAGGGAATTTGTAAGGAACCTGAACTTGCCATTTCCAAGCATCACTGTTATTATCGATGTAATAAGGAGTGCTCTTGTTGATCATGTCCAAGAAGTCATTACTGTACAATGAGCTCTGAGTATACAAAGAGATGATCTTTTTGTCATAATCAGCAGGCTCAGTGGAGTGGAAAGACTCCAAGTGATTTGAGTCAGTAAGCTTACCAACAGCACGCTTGTCCATAGACGCAACACGAGCATAAGTAAAGCCAGTTAGACCTGGGATTGTTTGAATTGCCATTTTGTTATTCTTTTTAGATTATTGTTTAAAAAATTATTGGAACCAGGATGTTGGGTTACCACTTGACTTATTTCCTTTTGTAGCACTTTTCTCAACTTGTCTTGCAACTTGACCAAATAATTCATTTGATTTTTTTGTTACACCAGTCTTTTGAATAGTAGAGAGCGTAGGATCTTTTTCTAAGATCTTTAAGAGTAATCCAAGTTTAACCTTCATAGCATGGTTCTCAGGTCTCTTTAGCTCTAGGATGGTACGATCAAAATCTGTTAATGTTTCACCAGAGTTTGTTTTGTACTTATCAACCAAAAGGAAGTCTTGTAGTTCACCAGCTATTTTAGGATTTAATGGAATACCATCAAACTCTTTAGCTTTCAGCTTATCTTGTAAGATAGTCTGAACATTTTGTATGTATTGGTTTTTAATTGCAGCTTTCTGTTGTAATTCAACTTCAGCCTTTTGTTCTAATTGAGCAAGCTTTTGAGCTTCCTTCTTAACTAACACCTTATGGTGTTTTGTTGCTACAGTTTCAAGATCACCATAATTCTTTAGTCTCTCTACCTCTGTTTCAATATCTTCAGAATCAAATCCTTGATCTTCTAATGCTTGTTTTATAACTGCAACTTGATTATTCTCTTGTGAAAGATCCATCTCAGAGAAGTTCTCAATATTATTGTAAGTACCAAAGTACTCTTTAGGATTAACTCCTTTTACAAATATGGCATCAAACGCTTGTTGATAATCTTCTCCAAATTGTCCAATGAAGTTATTAACCACTTCAATTGCACCCTTTTTCTTTTCAGCTTGGAATCTCTCAAGGAACTCTTCAGGAGTGTTGATAGGTTCTTCATCTTCATCATCATCCTTAGTAAACACACCTAAGTTAAATAGGTCATTTGCTAAAGCTTCAAATTTAGTTGATGCAACATCTTCAACATCTTCTTCAGACTCAGCTTTTTCTGCAGGTTTTGCAGCAGGAGCATCATCCTCTTGTTCTTCATCATCTTCATCACCTCCTAATAGGAAGTCTTGTAAATCTTGTTTCTTATCCTCATCAGATTTGTCTGTTGATTTCTCAACAATATCATCTCCAATAGTTTTAGCAGCAGCAGGTTTTGTTTTTGCTGGTGCAGGATCTTCAACTTCTTTAACAATATCTTGAAGATCATCAGGACTACTAGTAGCACTATCAGGTCCCATCAGATCATTTAATAGTTCTGCGTTACCCATGCCCATTTCCATAGTATCCTGTATACCAAAGTTGCCTCCAAATGAAGGAGTTTCTAAGTTTTCAGCCATATGTAGTTCTTTTTTATTTTGGTTTGTAATGTAAAATTATGCAAGATTAGTTGAATAACAAAGAGTTATATATACTTCTGTCTATATTTTCAAAATAATATAGCATTAATATTTTTTCTTCTAATCAAAAAGGTTAACCTATTTTGATTTTTTGTTTGCCCTACCCTTTGCATTCTCTTTAGCCACTGCTAAATCGTTTGCTTGATTTTCTCTAGCAACCTTTAATTTTTCTTTTTCAATTTCTAATTTCTGAGCAGCTTGACTATTCTGAGAATTAATCTGAGCCATCTTAATCTCATAATCTTTTAAAGCTTTTGTTTGATCACCAGCAATCTTACTCATCTCTAATACATCAGGAACAGCATTCATATCAACATCTGATAAAGGACCTGATTTAGATTCAGCATTAATAAGAGCAATTTCTTTCTTATTGATACGATCAAGTTCATTCTGGTAATCTTGATGAGCTATATCAGCTTCATGTTGTTGTTGAGCTTGTTGTATTTGAGCTTGAGCAATTTGACCTTGTTGTTCAGTTTGTTGCTGTTGTAATTGCATTTGTTGTTGTCTTTCAGCATCCACTTTATCTCTAAGAGTCTTGAAGGTTTTCTTCATCTCTCTAATAGACTTAGTACTGTATAGTTCAATTACATCATATAGAGATCCACCATTCTGCATCAAAGGTTGTGCCAATTGACGAAGTTCATTGTACATTTGTGTATCATCAGGACGATTAGTCAAGAATACTTTTAAATCTCTGAATTTTAAATCAGAACCATTCACTTGTTCGAATGCTGATTCTCCTTCTGAAGTGATGTAGCTAAGGGTTGATTG